GTTCGTGTTTTTTGGGTTGCTGCATCAAACCATGTTACGGTTAGTTCGCTGTTTTCGTATGTATTTATAGGATGAATTGTTGCTACATCTCCGTTTGCTATTCCTATATTTATATTGTCCGGTGTATTTGATGTGATATTGCTTCCTGTTGTTTGTGTTACTATTACTTTGTCAATTGCTGAGGTTGCTCCGATTATGTAGAAGTTTTCTTCTTGTGTATTGGCGTAAAAGTTTTTGAATATGTCATAATATCCAAGTAGTGGTACAGCCATTTTTTGAATTGTTACGTCCTCTCCTGTTGTCGTTGCGTTTATTCCGTACCCTCTGATTCCTAGATATGCTAGTAGGCAACTTGGGTTTATTTGCTTCCATTGGTTTTCAGGTATTGGGAGGTCATAACTTTTGTTTATCTCTACCTCTATTTGTGGTAATTTGATGTCTGACATATTTAGACCGATTTTTGTTCGGTTGTTATGTAGCCAACTGTTATAAAGTCTGATAGGTACACTGAATATGTGGTTTTCGTGTTTGAAACTTCCAAATACTGGACCTTCTGTCGGATGTGTTAGTACATGGCTTTCAATATCAATATCTATTGTATCACCTTTTTGAGCTAGTAGTACAAGGTTTGGAACTAGTGTTCCTGGGCTTTGAGTGTTTCTAAATATTGTACTCAAGTCGTGAGTACTCATGTTATAGGTATGTAGGTCGACTGACATTTTATTGTTATCGCCTATGGTATTTTTACCAATATTTTTTTTGATACTCATAGTTATTCCTCCTTTTCATTTTGTTTAACTATTTCTGGATTTTCTTCTGCCCATTTGTCTGCCTCTTTGAGTGCGTAGACTAGTGCGCTTACTAGATTCCAATCTGTTTTGTTAATACGCATTTCTGCGGCTTTTCTTGATTTGAATTTTTCTTCTGTTGCCAGGTGATTTCCGATTGTGATAATAAATTCGTCACTTTCTGGTAGTGGTCTTACTATAAATGCTTCTTTTAAGTTTGCCATAATTAAAAGTTTTTAGGATTAATATTAATGTGAGTACTATCAACGCTTGGCGTTGTTGTTTGTTCGGTTTTTTGCGTTGAGTTTCGATTGTTTTTGCTTACTGATAGGCTCATTGTACATGATTGTACACATAAGGTCGTAATTATAGCAATGATTGCCGTAGATATAGCCCGAATAATTTCTATCCATTGGTTTCCGGTTATTTTCATGTTTAAAATAATTTAAGTTGTTTTTGATTTCATTTTTTTAATATCCTTTATCTTTGCCATAATTTTTTTAATTGTAGTAATGATATCCGTATATATAGTCCGAATAATCTCTGCTCGATGGCTTCCGGTTATTTTCATGTTTAAAATAATTTAAGTTGTTTATTATTCCATTTTTTTAAATCTTCTAAATCTTTGTCATAAGTTTTTTCGCATATTAACCTCCTTTCCTGTTTTGTGAAGATATATTTTTTCGTAATAACATCTTCATCTAGTTCATAACAAATTTTTTTCATTTTTGTTGATGTGTTGAAGTATATATAATTTCTTAGTTCCTTAAATGTATCGAAAATATGTCCGTCAGCCTCATATTTTCTAATTTTTTTTGGTTTTTTCATTTTCTTTAGGGTATAATTTCCATGATTCTACTACTGCTATTATACGCTCGTCTTTCGGTACGATTGCTTTTGCGATTGTTACCGCTATTTTGTATGTACATTCTGTTGGTAATTCTTTTACTGATACGTGAGAACTAGAGTTGTCTCCTGTTGTGATTACTGAAAATTTTGTTGTTGCCATAATTTTTTTTGTTTTTTAGTTAATACATATAATTGTTTTTATCCAATATCCATTATTGATTAGTTTTTTTACTCTTGCGTCGTTTTCTTCTAACCATGTAATTGATTCGTAGTTGTTACGTAATATTGCGTTAGTTGACTTTTCTATTTTTTTTATAGAGTCACCATTTTCGAATATTAAAGTGTATTTATTTTTCATATTTTCCTCCTTGTTTTTTATTACACTGCAAATATACTTGTTTTTTTTTATTCTGCAAAATTTTCTGATATTTATCTTTTGTTTTTAACTTTAATTAGCAATAGTATCTTTAAGCCTCCGTGGCGTTTGAACGGTGATAGGGCAACAGGGAGCGCATAGCTCCCCTTAGCGACTAGCACTTTAGTATCGCCGAAGGCGCACACTACGCCCGTTAGGGTGAGTGTCCGCCATTCCTTATCCCGGTTTTAAGGTAGCTACCTTTCGGTCTTTTGCCGTACCTTGCTTCCCGTTATACACCCTTGCCCGCCCGGGCTTGAGGTGCTAAAATAGATTTTGTTTAATTATTTTAAAATGGACATTCCTCTAGTTGTGTGTAGTCTTTAGCTCTTTCTAGCGCCCAATAGGTTTCTAGTTGATTGATTTCTTTCTCTTGTTTTTTCTTTTGTTTTTGTAATCTGTTGAGGTATTTTTGTTGTTCCCATTCTTGTGTATGATTTCCGTAGAGCATGGTTTCTTTTTTTCTTCCTTCTTCAAGGAGTTGTATATAGTATTTTTCATCATCTCTATGCACTCTTGTTCCTAGTACATAGATGATTCCCTTGTCTATTTTGTCAATAAATAGTAGTTCTCTTTCTTTTTCTGTAAATAGTTTGTTCCTGTAATATATTGGCAGATTTATTTTTGCTCCGTTTCGTAGTCTGTAAGTTTCTATGGTTTCTCCTTTCTTATATTTGTGTTTTGCTGCGTCTGGTCTCTTTGTATATCCTGCTCCTATCCCTCTTGAGCATAATACCTTTCCAACGAAGTTCGGATGGTCTTCGTCTATTTTTGTCATATATTTAGTAATGTAATTTATGGTTTTCTCGTTTACGAAGTTTCCGGTGTAAGTTATCCCGTAGTTCCATTTCTCCCTTACTAGTTGGTCTGTACCTATTCCCCATACTATCCCGTGCAAATGTAGTCTCTCTGTCTTTTCGTGTCCTAGCTCTGTGATAAACCAGTGCTTTATAGATTTCCCTGTTTTTTTTCGGATACGTTCTAACATTAGACGTATAGTTTTTGTTGCTATTGTGTTGTCGTCCTCTGATTTGCATATATTTTTTAATATTTCGTAGTTTTCGTCAGAGATGGTTAGCGTCATAAAGTAAGCGTTAGGTTCTGTCCTTAGTTCTTCACTCATTCTCACTAACCATTCTCTTTGCTTTTGCTTCCGACACTCCAAGCATTTTCCGCATGCTGCGGTTATATATGCCGTTCTAGGGTCTACCATTTTTGGCGGATTATAGTTATTCTTCTTTGTTGGCAAATATTTTTTATTTCTTATGAGTTTCGGATATAAGCACATATTATTCTGCTCCTTTCGTGATAGTTTGTTTTACTGTTTTTGAACCTTTTTCGTTACCTTTGGCGTCGAACATTTCTTCTAGCCGGCTTGTGACTTCTGTGATTGTTTTTGGTGCTCCTCGCATTACCCAATTGAGAATTTCTCCTGATATTTCTTTTCCTGCGTGTACGCCCTCGTATATCCAATCTTTGATTAGTTCTCGGTCTTTTCGGTCTAGGTCTTTCATACCCATCATTAACTCGTTTGCGATTTTATCGGCTTCATTTGATACTGATTTTTCGCCTATTGCCACGTTAGCCCATCCGATTGCTAATTGCCCTTTAAGGTAGTTTATTTGTTCGCTGTTGAGTTTTTGCCTTGTAATTGATTCTATACCTGCTTGCATTAGATTAAAGTTTTCTAGCCCTGTTTTTTTAATCATGGCTTCTTTTGTTTCTTCTGCTATGTCAGATTTTACAATTTGTTCACGGACTTCTTCCCAAACTTTCTTTTCTTGTGCTTGAATATAGAAATATTCTGCTGCTGTTTGTTGTTCTTGTGCGTTGGTTAGTTTTTCTATACTGTCTTGTAGCCTGGTAATTCGTTTGTTGAATTCGCTTTGAGATTTTAGCATTTCGGCTTCACGTTCTGCTACTTTTGTGTCAGCTCCTGCGATTTTTTCTGCTTCTGCTTCCGTCTTTTTAGCTGTTGCTTTGTTGAGTTCTACTTGTGATAATACGTTTTGCAATTGTGCTCCCATTCCTTGGGCTTGTATTCTTGCCATTGTTGGCGTTGTAGATGGTAGTCCTACTCCTTGCGCTTGTCCGCCTCCGGTTGCTCCGCCTTGTCCTCCTTTTGCATAAAATAGAGCTGGATTTAGTCCTGCTTCTTTTAGGTGTTTTACACTGTTTTCGTAATTTGTATAGTCCCAGTAACTTTTTGCTAGGTCTGTTGAGTAGTCGGCTTGCTCTTTATTGAGTTCCGCTTGTTTATTCATTAGATATTCGTTATCTGATCTTTGCATACTTGATGTTGCAAGTCCGCCTAACATATTGGCGAATGCTCCAAAAAATCCTCCTAATGCCATAATAATTTAATTTTACATGTTTTCGAGCTTTTTTTTAAAAGCTCTTTCCTATATACTCGATATATTATAGTAGATGCGTACCGTCGTTTAAATTATTAGGGGAATTTTTTACAATTCCCCTCTAGACGTGCAGCTACTGACTCGCATCAGTTTTCACTGGGCGACCCGTTTTGCTTGTCAGGTACATCTCCGAAATCTTCCGGTTTTACTTCGATTTCTTTACGTGCCTTTCTTGCCATTTCCATTTTGTTCATTGCGTCTAGCGCTATGTCCCATCTGTCTGTACGAATGTTGTACTCTGGTAGTACACCGTCTTTCTTTTCTGTAAAGATGATTGGTGCTCCATCTGTTATTGGTTCGTTGTTATTTACAATTCTTCGTACTTTTTCTTCGAGTTGTTCTCCTTCGAAGCATTCTACGCTTTTCATGCGTCCGGTGTATCCTGGTATAATTATTTTTTTATACATAATGTTATAGATTTGGAATTTGTTTTGCACTGATTAAACGTCTTACTTTAATGTCAAATTTTGTTTGTACCCAAAAGTTCATAGCATCTAACTTTGTATATGCAAAGATGTAGTTGAATTTTACTGGGTCTATGTACGTTGTTAAGTCGGCTATTTTGGTTTCATTTGTTCCGGCGTTTGGACTGAGTTCATAGTTTCTATTTAGAACCATGAATGCTTCATTGTTGTTTATAGCAAAGTTTCCGAATGTACGGTTGATGTTTGTCATGTAGTTGATCCATGCTACCGTTTTACCTGCTGCCGTTTGTAATCTATTACTATTTGCCATGTAGGTATCATCCCACCAAGCTCTTTGCCAATTTATTGAATCTTGATACCCGATTCCGTCTAGTGCTGGTTTGTGAATATCGTCCAGTGTTTTCAATTCAGTGAAGAATTCATTTCCTTGTGAGTAATCGATTCGTGGTGTTATTGAACCTATACCCATAATAAAGCATGGCTCCGTTACTTTTATTTTTATGTGACCTCCTTTTTGTTTTCCTGTGTCGTATCCTCTACCTGCTAGTGTTCCTAGTGGTTGCTCTCCGCTTGCGCTGTTGCTTATTACTTCCTGGAATACAATTTCGGTTGACATACCACCCTCGAACATAGGTGTTTCGCATCTTTCCATGTAGTTGCCTCCGGTGAATACAGTTTCTAGCCAATCTCTGTACGTTCCACCGCTTACGGCAATTCTATTTAGCATGTTGTAGACTTTTTGCGCCAGGTTTAAAGCGTCCATTGTTAATTTGCCGTCAGTAACGTCTACTGCTGATATTTCGTTTATGCCTGATACTCCGTCTATCCATTCTGTATTTACCCAGTTTTGTAAGAGGTCGCTATTGTATGTTTTTAGACATAGTCCGAATTGTGAACTGGATGTATTTAGTTTTCCGTTTGGTAGCCTTTTGGCGAATGATTTGTATAGAGGTAAATCGTATCCCGGATAATCTGCCGTGATTATTGTTGTTGTATTTCCTTTTTCACCGTATATTAAATCTCGCATGAGGTCTATATCTTCTAGCGGATATTGTTGTAATTTTACCTGATTGTTTGGTATGATTGACATTAATACCCCTACCGTTGTTTCTGGCATTTTTATAGTCCATTTTCCGGTACCTTTATTCCATGTCCCAAAGTTTGATGGATTTCCTGTTCGTGTTTTTTGGGTTGCTGCATCAAACCATGTTACAGTTAGTTCGCTGTTTTCGTATGTATTTATAGGATGAATTGTTGCTACATCTCCGT